ATCTATACTGTACTACGTCCCCCTTCCCCTATTAACCTATTTTTTAAAACCTCAAGCCATTATCTTGATATGTAGCTATACATAGCCTAACCTCATATCACCAAGCATTATAACATATGATCTATTTATTTTGATAATTATGCATATTCAGTTGTCAATTGGTGTGTAATAGTTGTATGCCTGTGTTCATGTAGTGATATTACATGGTCTATTGTGGACAATTATGTACTATGATAGGCGAACCCTATAATATACCTTATCTCTGTATTACTGGGATTAAGTGCACGAACCCAATGTGAATCGGGGCGTATATATTAGGTACCATACCTCATATAACCCTATGATATTTTTCACTTTCATATTTAGGCATACTCATCTATTTGGTTGTTAGGTATAGTTTTACCCGTTGTCTCGTTTCCATGCATTGAGTATATTCGCTAGTTGTACCGGCGTTGGCCCGATGTCTAATCCATACATACGGAGATAGCAATACAGTCCACCGCGGACCCTGAGGGGCATCCCGAGATGTCGTCTCTTCCCGACATACTTTGATCGTCTCGTGCGACATTTTGTAGTCATGTTTTCCTCCCGTCTTGTTCATTGTTGGGCATATTGAGGGTAAAAGCTCCCCCCGTCTGGTTGCCGCTAATCCAGACTCCCGCTTGAGCTTAATTCATTATCACTTATTTGAAAACCACCTATTACCTGTTCCAAGCACAATCTCAGACATAGCTAATCCCATGCTTAGATGCAAGTTTAGGCTGAGGATGGGCCCGCCGTCTAAAGTGCCCTATGGTAACTGTTTGTTTTCTTTAAGCAACTCTTTGTTGGTGTTTATAAGGGTAATTCGTTTGCTGGTGCCATTTTGAGTAATCTCGTATTGGGCAATGACCATCTTGCCATTACCGTGCGCCGGATCGACACTCATAATGGTGGTCGGCAACGTAATCGACTTGTCGTAACGTCTGCCGTTGTTCATAATCTGAAATGCGCTCCTGGCGTCTTTACCGTACACGTATATATTATACACTATCCCGATTGTTTGTCAAGTAGTGCTTCCCAAATTCTCGGACGCATACCCCCGGTGGGACCTGTATGGCCTCCCCCGTTAGGGGCAACGACTCCTTCAGTTCAGTTAAAAGTCTTCTTGCCGTGGCGTTGCTATCATATTGGAGCCTTTGTCCAAATAGCCTCCTCCACCACGATGCCCGCTTATAGCAGTATCCACTTACCTTTCTCACCAATACCATCCCATCTCTATAAACCGCCTACCCAGCAGGAGACGGAATATGTCGTTTTTAGTTAGAATTCTCATACCCACATTATAGTGTTTTTATCCAATCTGTCAAGTGCAATCTTTTGCATGAAATGGGAAATCTTTTCTTGACAAGAAATCTTTTCCATATATATTGCAATCAGTTGCGGATAATACGCAGAGAAAGGAACTTAATGGGAAATAATTTCCCCGATACAACCACATTATCGGATTCTCAACGTGCGCTACAGACCGTCAAGGTTGACTTGAAGGGATTACCGGCTAAAACTCGTGAGAATTACCTTTTCAGAAAGGGGCTACTGACCAAGCGGCGAAGAAACACCAGAAATGCACTGATTTATCGTTCGTACTTGCAGGCTGACGATAAGACCCAGGCAGTCGCCGACTTATGCGAACGGTGGTCCCTCTCTGAAAAGCGAATACACGGCATAATCACCAAACAACGGGACTTTGGCGTTGAGGCGCTGGCGTTTAAGGCCGAAATAGAGGCCATACGACAGGTCCGTACCGGCCAGGTGATCGCCGATGCCGACGAATACTGGGAATATCTACAGGGTTACTTATATCACCTCTTCGATCTCAAGGCTGGCGGTGAAACCCATGTATGGGTCGAAGAAACCGTTACCTCCGAACGTACCGATAAGAATGGAGACCCGATACCAGACGAAACCAAGAAGAAAAGTATCCCAGTTGACGAGGCTATCAAGCGGGCCTACCAACTCAAGGCTCAAGCCTCCAAGATGGACGCTGATACACTGTCACAGTACATCGGTAAACCCAATAACACTATTAACGTGGGTGATAATAGCCTTGTGGTTATTGAGGCCAACGAGGAATTCAAGAAACAATTCGATAAACTGACGGGGAAGAAGAATGAAAAAGAAATTAGTGCTGATGCTACTGTTGTTGATGATAGCACCGGCAACGCAGGCGACTGATTTAAGCGTTATCGTATATGATAGTATCAGTGCTGCCGACACGGTCGCGAATGCTGTCCGAAGAGACACGTTCTATACGCCGTGGGCCGCGATAAATAACGCTAATCGGTTTCAGATGTTCTATACAATACTGGCCGATGGTAGCAATCCACTTATAAGTCTTGCCGATGATTCATTTTTAATCAAGTTTCAACACTCATTTGATCGCATCAACCTACGTAGCTGGAATGTGGGTCAGTTGGGTGACACAACGATTGGTACATGGGGGACCGTGAATTTCTCGTTGGCGGACAGCGTTGTTGGGAATTGGGGCCGTGGCGTGATTATCCACTACGATACCGCCGAAGCCGACCAACCGGACTCTGTTGGGTTGGTAAGAAATGCACAATTTAATTTATGGATAGGTAACAAGAAATAGGAGATATGATGGCTAAGAAACAGGAAAGGCCGAAATGTGAAGTTCTCATCGAAGGAGAGCCCTGTGGTAAAGACTTGATGATATACGGTAAGCAGTGTCCAAAATGCTTCGTGGCCAAGCGTCATAGTAGCATGGAGGCCGTGATTGCCGCTACGCTGGATTCGATATTGAAAACATTACAGAAATAGAAACGGGAGGGTTTCACGTGAAACGTTTTATTCTGATTGGGGCCGCCGGATTGATTATGGCGGCGGTTCTTATAGCTGGGGCACCCACTAACAATGGTGTTGCCAATGCATTGATCGCAACACAGACCATAGATAGCCAGATAACGGCTACGTGGGAGTTTGTGGATAGCATGATTGTCGCACAGGATGATTCATGCGTGTCCGTTTATTCCATCAAGGGTTCCGCGGTACTTGACCCGGGCAATTTTCTCTATATCGGCTTTCTGATCGGTGGCGGTGATCCCAACGGGACCCCGAGTGATACCTTTAAAATTGAATGGCCGCAACAGAGAACGGTTGCTGCTAAGGCATTTGATTTTGGTTTCCATATTGTAGATTCCCATCTCACCGCGAACGATAGTACAGATACTATTTATATAATGGCCGCGGTTAAGGGCGGGAGCAAATACGAAGAAGTCATCGTTACCAACATCCAAGTTGCCGGAAGCGTGATTCCCAAGAACTTGTAGTATGACCGATAATGCGATACAAATAGCGGCTTGGGACGCGGAGTTTGAGGCTCTACGTCCCGAGTTAGATAAGAAAGAGAACAGGATATATGCGTCTAAGAAGTCGTTTAAGTTCTTTCTCTTTATCTATATGTCGCATTACCTCACCCTGAAACCAGCAGATTTCCATCTTGAGTCATGGGAGGGCGCCTTTAAGGACCGCACCTGCCAGCTTTGGTTTCGTGGTTCCGGTAAATCCGTCATCTGGTCGGTATGCTACCCACTGTGGAAGTTGCTACTGAATCCAGATGACCTTGACCTTAAATGGCAGAAGTATGACATCTTCTGTATATCCAAGACCTCATCGCTTGTCGAGAAGTGGATACGGATACAGAAGCGGGAGTTAACCGAGAACACCCGGATTATTGCTGATTTCGCACCCGACCAAGGAGAGATATGGCGTAATGACGAGTACGAACTGAATGGCCGCGGTCGCGTAAGGGCCATCGGTGTTGGTGGGCAGTTCCGTGGTGAACATCCGACTGATGCCATTCTTGACGACATCGAGGATCGTGAGGAAGCTAAGTCCGAATCGAACCGCGATAAGTTGCGGGAATGGTTCTACGGCGACTTCATGGGTGCCCTGCGCATGGAGGAGGGCAAAGACGTTCGAGTTAAGATCATCGGCAACTGTGTACACCCCCTGGGGATAATGCAGGAGCTTTACAAGCTCGACTGGTGGGAATCCACCAAATACGCTCTTTACAAACAAGATGGCGTTACCCCGTCGTGGCCCGAGTATATGGATGTTGACAAGATAGAGGACCTGCGTAGTAAAATACCAGAACCGATTTACATGGCCGAGTATATGAATAGCCCGATCATCTCAGAGAACCCGACTTTCGAACGCAAACATTTTATGAAGTACGAACCCGGCATGCTCCGTGGGCCTGACGGCAAGAAGCTCAATTACCGGGATATGCTACTTATCACCTCCCACGATCCCGCCATATCGACCCGTGACGGCGCTGATTACTCGGCCGTGACACAGTGGGGCGTGGTGATGGGCAAAGAACCCAAGATATACCTCCTTGAGTGCCGTCGTGGACACTGGTCGGCCCCGAAGCAGATCACCGAGTTACTTTCACTATATGAAAAGTACCCTGGTACGGCGCAGTTGATAGAAACTGTCGGCGGGTTTGAGGCCCTATACCAAGAATATAAAGACCGGCTTGAGCGAGAACGTCTAAACATCAAGATACATAGCATTAAGCCCCACAAGGACAAGGGCATCAGGGCCAATTCCGTGATCCACCTCTTTGAGCGTGGTATGGTTTATTTCGACCACACTGACCGGATGCAGAATCTCCTAATGGACGAACTGGTGTTGTTCGATTACTCAACTCGGAAGCACGGTCGTGACGACTGGGTGGATTCTACCACTCAGGCCCTTAATTATATAGACGAACTAATCCGCAGATACACAAAAAAGGCCAATCGTAAGAAGGGGTTCAGTCTCCTGTGGGAGCCCACTAATCCTATTTACGGCGGGGGACGCATATCGTGAGTATAGATCAAAGACATTTAGATTTTGACGCCACCGGTGAGGAGAAGTCACGTAGATTCGTACAACAGTTCTTTGAGTCTTCTCGATCAGCCACACTATATAAACGAGAAGAGTTCCAGCGTATCTACGAGCTTTATAAGAACGTGATGGAAATGACTGGTCGGGATGCGCGGCGGTCAAACCTGTTCATCCCCAAGCTCTACTCCAACGTTGAGACCATCGTTCCCCTATACCATGATGCCCTGTTGGGTCAGCGCCCCTATATAAATATTGAACTCTCCAATAATCGTAGCGCTGAAATGGGTGAGGCTATCACTCAACTACTTGACGAATATCTCCACGAGGCTGATTTCTTCTACCAGACGGTCAAGTGGATTAAGTACGTGTTGCTCTACGGTACTGGCTTTCTGGAAGCCACCCCTGACTTCGTGACGAAGAAAGTAAAGGAAGCTGTGCCCCAGTTTATTACCGACTTTAACGGTAACCGTATTCAGGTGGGTCGGCAACTAACGGATGTTGAGAAAACGTTCTTCAAGTTGAATATCAAGGCCTACGCCCCGTGGGACATATACCCCGACTGGGCCTATGGTGCCGACACTATTGAGGGTTGCCGCGGTATTGTAAAGTTCCGTGGTATGGTATCAAAGCGTCAGGTCAAGGAAATGGCTAAGCGGGGGGCCTTCGGTGACAACTTCGATGTTGATGGGATTGATGGTAATCTCGAACAACTCAACGAAGATGATTGGGCCAAGAGAATAGCAACCAATATCGGCGTGAACTTGCCCCACGAAGATGACGATCTCGGTGCGTGGCTCTCCTTCGAGTCCAAGGATCGCTATATCGACATGTGGGGATTCACCACCATGCTTCGGGACGTAGATAACCCATACAACCACGGCAAGATAAACCTGACGAGAACGATCAATACCGACGATCCAAATTACTTTAACGCTTGGTTTGGCATAGGTGAGGGTAGACCGGTTGAGCAACTTTGCTATGCTCTTAACGATAATTGGAACCAAGCGTTCGATAATCATAATCTCATGCAACAGAAGGTCATGTTGTATGACGAAGAGGCCGTAGACGTGGACCAGTTGGCGATGATACCCGGCAATCGTATCCCGGTAACTCCGGGCCTTAACGCTACGGCGGGGGATGCCGTGGCTGAGTTGCCGGTCCAACCGATGACTTCCGACTTCTATTCCATCCCCGGTGTTATGGAAGGTATGATCGACGGGGCTATGGGCGTTCACGATCCACTCAGGGGCGAGTCCAGCGGTGGCAAAACGGCCCGAGAATCTATTCTTCTCAACCGTGCCGGTACTTCCCGTATGAAGGTCAAGATTCGCATGGGCGAACAGATGGGTCTCAAGGACTTTGGCGAAAAGGCCATTAGTATTATTGACCAGTTCGCGGGTCCAGATGACATCATATCCAAAATAGGGGTCGAGAAGGCCTCTACGTTACCCGCCGTAAATCCAGAGGCATTTGGTGAGCGGTTTAACTTTGTCTTTAAGGGCTCCGGGAGATTGGCCGATGATCTTGTCCAACGCCAGAACGCTCTCGATCTATATCAGATGATGGCCGAGAGACAGACCATTGACCCAGTGTGGCTCGATGATTGGGTTCTTGAAAAGTTTGATGTCCCCAACGAGGAGAGGCAAAAGGCCATAGTCGATCCGAAGATGCAAATGCTCCAACAGTTGCTTGCCCAACAGCAAGAGCAGGGTGGGGCTGAAAGCCAGAGGGCCATAACCGATGGCCGGACTATCGGGGGCTCCGGCGGCAACACGCCGTCAGGTCGTTCCAACACTCAAAATCTCACTCAGGGGATAGTGTGATAGAGATGTCTCACATACTTTACATACTGTTTCTGTGGTTAGTCGTGTCTTATGCTGACTTCAAAATGACAAAACATAATATGCAGGTGAGCTTTAATGGTCTGGGGTCCATCCCACTTGTCTTGCGTGGCGAGTCCCGTCAGCCGATGCAGTATAGAGTTTTGATTCCGTGGTTGTGTTATCTGTTTAATCGTGAGAGTAAAAAAGAGCCACCCTTACGGACATACCTACACCTCCGCTGGTTCTTTATCTTGACATCTTTGGTGTCGAGCTATTGGTATTTCAGCGTCTTGTCCTTATCCGCATTATTGCCCGTATCTATTTTGGCGTTATTCTATGTCTGGGTGGCTCTTTATGATTACACGGATATTTATGTAGAGATTACCATTCTAGCCCTGTCGTTCGGCGTTATAAGCACACAACCGGTATTCGCCTTGCCCGCTTTGGCTGTTCTCGCTATTATCGGGACGCTAAACAGGGAAACTACAATAATCGTACCCTTAGCGCTAGCGTTCTCGGGGATGTACCAAGATGCAATTATCGTTGGCGTCTTTGTGGCGAGTGGGCTGTACATACCAAGGGCTTTTTACGGCAAGAAAGAACGATACTGTTCGTTCAACCAAACTATGAATAATCTTGTCGAAATCAAGAAAACTTATGCCGGTGGCCCTCCAATCGTCCTGAATGAATATACGATCTTCTTCATTTCCTTGGCAATATGCACTACGGTTTATTGTGTGGTTGGGGAGATGGGGCCGATAGACCTCGCCGTTCTTCTGGTCTGCGTTCTATTGATTGTGCCCGCCAAGTGGCGTGAGGTGCGAGTTTTCGCGCCCATGATTCTGTCGGTAGCACCAAAGGCGGCGGTGTTGTTATGAGCAAGGGTCTATTGCAAATGATACGTGCCGCTAGACGCAAGGCGTTCCTGCTACTTAACCGTGGCGAAGACGGCACCGAGGCCAAGTTGCAGTTGAACGGTTTACTATTAGAGGGCTCGCATAATATCGCCAATATGTCTGAAACGGCGGGGTGGAAGTTTCTAACGGACATATTGCTGGCCGAATTGCGGAACAAGATGCGAACGATATATCGGTTGTCGTCGGACCCTATTGTAAACCAGAATAAAATAATGGAGCTTCGTGGAACTTGCGAGGCTATAACGGAAATACTTTCTACCGTCAATAAGTGGAAAGACAAACAGGCGTTGCTCAACAATGAGTTTAAGGAACTCATAAGTAGGGCAACCAACACTCAAACGTAAGGACTTATATGTCAGAAAATCCAGAAACCAATAACGCAACGGAGACTCCAGTGGAGATAGCTCCCGAAGCCGTGGTTCCTGATGGGGAGCAGGGCACGGAGGGGACAGCCGCACAGCCGGACCCAACCGCCGCTCAACCCGCGCCAGAAAAGCCGGACGATAAAAGTGCAGAGTTCTTTCAGGCTAAATACCAGGAAGCACAAACACAGTTGAAGGCACAGGGTGGTGGGCAATCTTCAGATCAGGGACAACCACAACCCGCCGTTCCAGTTGTAGACAGGGCTCAATCAACCCAATTGCCAGCGATGTCACATGACGAGTTAAACGACACGTTACGTGAGAATCCGGCCCTTGGGTATCAGGCTGTCACCAATGAAATGACAACGAGGATGCAGTCGATGATCGAACAGGGTTTTGCGAAGGCGGAAGCTACCGCGACCCGTCGTGTTGAGGAACAGAATGCTCAGAGAGTTGTTAATGAATTTATATCAACGGCTGGCATCTCTCAGAAGATGGCCGATGACGCCAAGGCAAGTGTCATGGCTTTAGTGGGTAATGCAAATGTGTCACCCAATGCTATCGCACAGATGACGCTACAGGCGGTTCAGGTACAGCAGATCATGGGCGGTTCGCAACAGGCAACTACTCAGGCAGCCGCGGACGCGGCACAGGCGGCCAAGACACAGGTCCTTACCCAACAGCCCGACGGGGGTTCACTCCAAGAGGCTGCACCGAAAACGCAAAAACAGAAGATTGCTAATGCATTCACTCCTTCTGAGGGTAAGCAAATACTTGACCAACTTTCAGCAGGAAAGGTGAATTAGCACTCGGTAAGGATTGCACATGGCAACGACCATTACCACAACTGTTCATGCGACTTCTGACTTAACCACAGATCGGTTAGTCATTGATCTTGCGCCGAAAATTGCGCTACTGGACACGAACGAGAATCCCGCTACCTTTGTGGCTCGTAAGGCTGCGACTAAAAAGGCTAAACAGCCCAAGGTTTCGTGGGATACTGACGTTCTTCGTCCCGACAAGGATCAGATTAACTTCGACACCGGATATGCTTCTGTTGATACGGCCATTACCGTAGACAATGGTGACTATTTCGCTGTCGGTGATTTGTGGCAGGTCTTTGATTCGTATGAAATTGTATTTGTGGCTAATACACCGGCCTCAGACGTAGTTGGGTTCACCAGAAACTATCCGGCCACTTCGTCCGGCGAGACTGGCTTCCCGACCGCACTCGTAGACAATGACTGGCTCCTGAGAATCGCTAATGCTTCGGAAGAGGGCTCCGGCGCTCCCGTAGCACAGATGACCAAGGAAGTCCAGGTTGACAACTATAACCAGATCGTTAAGACTCCGTTCTCTCTGACCGAGACGGAGATAGCTTCGCTATTGAACACCGAACCGCAGCTTCCGTATGAGACCAGAAAGAAGGGCGTAGAACATAGTCACGAAATCGAACGACTATTCTTCTATGGTATTCCCTCTGCCGTGAAAACGGGTGGGTCTAGCAAGTTGGTTCGTACTGTTGGTGGCGCTCAGTGGTATATTAAGGAAAACGCCCCGTCGAATCAGATTGTTACGCAAGCTGACTTGACCGAAGACGAATTCCTTGAATTCCTGAGAAATGGTTTCCGCTTTGGTTCTCGCAGGAAATGGTTCTTCATGGCACCGATTATGGCATCGGCTATGGAGAAGTGGGGTTTGATTAAACTCCAGACCAAGGCCAGCGAGTCACTATATGGCTGGAATCCGTTGAATTGGAAGTCACCGCATGGCGATATAACTCTCGTTATCCATAAGATGCTTGAAGGCCCCAACCCCGGCACGGTCGGTGGGCAGGGTTACTTGCTCGATATGGAAGAGATTATGTTCCGTCCGTTGCGTGATACTCGTTTGGAACTGAATATTCAGGCTCCCGACGAAGATCGCAGGGACGCACAGTATCTCACTGAGTTCTCGCTTACTTTCGGCAATCCGTCGAAACATGCGATACTACAGGGTGTCAACAGCTTTAGCGCTTAATGACAACAGGCTTGGGCGGGTAACACCGCCCTTGCCACTAAAAGGAATGTATGACTGATATTAAAACATTGCCCAAGCCAGAGAAGAAAGAGATTTACAGATTTACATCTCGTGGCAACCAGAGAATCGTTCTCAAGAACGGTTACTATAAGCCAGTGAGAGATTCCCGAGATGCCATTATTACCCAAGAATGGGAGCCGACACTCAGGGCTGATTTCGAGAATGGATATTGGCAGACTGAGAGCGAAGAG